AGCCAAGCTGAAATAGCGCCACCTAGCACTATCATCGCTTCCCACATGATGCATGTCCACATCATGCTCTGCTGAGAGAGGGCCTTGACGAGGAAAAAGAGGACGGCTAACCACGCCACCACACCGAGCCCTAGATGATGATGCTTACCGTTCTCGGCAAACCACTTGAGGTGCGCGTTTCCAAACAGCTCCGCAAGGGTCATCATGAGGATATTTAGCATCGTCATTTGTTTTACATGTGGAAATTATTTGTACCAGTCTGGGTGGTCTTTGTACCACTGAACCGTCTCTCTCAATTTTGAATCAAAATCAAGAGTCTCTGACCATCCGAGCTTTCTGAGTTCAGAACTGTCAATGCAGTAACGCGAGTCGTTAAACGCCCGGGGATCCTTGACGTATTCGGCCGTTCCACGCCCTATTATATTTTTCAGTCTATCATAAATTTCGTTAACCGAGTATTCATGTTGACTCCCTATGTTGTAGGTTTTTCCAACCTCACCCTTCATTAGAATCATCTCAATAGCACGGGATACATCATCAACGTGAATGAAGTTGCGGCGGGTCTCGCCGTCCCCATGAATAGTCACCGGTTTTTGATCCAAAATTTGAGTGATGAAAAGTGGGACCACCTTTTCTGGGTACTGCTGAGGACCGAACACATTGTTGCCACGAGTGATGATGCATGGGAGCTTGAAGGCGTTTGAATATGCAAGGACGTAGAGCTCGGCGGCAGCTTTGCTTGCCGAGTACGGGTTGCTCGGGTTGAGAGGGGCCGACTCACATGAAGTGGTCAAAGGCCCGACTTCCCCGTATACCTCATCTGTACTGATGTGAATAAATCTCTTGAGTTTGCCGTACTCTTTGGCCGTCTCCAAGAGGACATGCGTCCCGAGCACGTTGTCCCGTGTGTACTCAAAAGCGAGATCAAAGCTTTTAGTAACGCAGGACTGGGCTGCAAAATGCACCACAATGTCGGGCTGGTGCTCCCGGAAAATATGGGTCATATGATACTGCTCAGTGATGTCGCCACGTATGTACGTGTACCGTGGATTGGCGGGAACGTTGTGCTCTCGGGCCATGTAGTCACACTTGTCAACATTTATAACTTCATAGTCGTTTGTGTTCAAAATATGCTTAACAAAATTTGATCCTATAAATCCCAAGCCGCCAGTCACAAGGGCGCGCATTTCTATGTGTAGATAAAAGTTGTGTCCTTTTATAACACATAATGTCCAAGAAGATTTGGTACGCTCCAAACCAATTTGAGGCATATGGTGAGGATGAGATCAAGGCTGTAGAGGAGTCGCTGCGCGCCGGGTGGTTGGCTGGGTTCGGCCCTCGCACAATTGAGTTTGAGCAGAAGGTTTCAGAGCGCTTCGGAAAGAAACACGGTCTGTTCGTAAACTCGGGGTCTAGTGCTATCCTCCTTGGTTTGTGCGCTCTTGACCTTCAGCCTGGTGATGAGGTGATCACACCTGCGTGCGGTTTCGCAACGACTGTCGCGCCCATTATTCAGGTTGGGGCCACACCCGTTTTCTGTGATGTTCAGAGCGGTGGTTACTATGTACCGAGTGTTGATAACATCCGTGAGGTGCTGACGCCCAAGACGAAAGTCTTGCTTATCCCAAATCTCATCGGTAACACCCCAGACTGGAAGGCCATCCGAGAGGCTTTCCCAGATCTCATCCTCTTTGAGGACTCGGCAGACACGATCACAACAACCCAGTGGTCCGATATAGCCACAACCAGCTTTTACGCCAGTCACGTGATCACCGCCGGTGGGGTTGGGGGGATGGTGATGTTCAACTCTGACGATTACTTGAAGCGCGCAATTATGTTCAGAGATTGGGGTCGTATTGGTGACAACATTGAGGAGCCCTCTGAGCGCTTCAACTATTCGGTTGATGGCATTCCGTACGACTGGAAGTTTTTGTATGGAGCTATAGGCTATCACCTCAAGGCGTGTGAAATGAATGCCGCGTTTGGTCTAACACAATGGAAGAAACTTGATGACCTCCTTGCGCGTCGCCGCACGGTGTTTGAGCGGTACATGGAGAGATTGAAGGACTGCTCATACTATACGCTTCCGAATGATTCGTTCAAGCCCAATTGGCTTGCGATTCCGTTAATGTGCAAAAAGGGTGACCGCCTAGAACTACTCACGTTCCTTGAGAATAACGGCGTCCAGACGCGCGTGTGTTTTGCTGGTAACATCACACGTCACCCTGTGTATAGGGACAAGTATCTGAAGGCGTTTACAGTTTCAGACGAGATCATGAGTGACGGGTTCCTCCTCGGGGCTCATCACGGGATGACGGTCGAAGATGCCGATCGCGTTGCCGATCTCCTCATTGAATTCGCCAATGTACGTGGGGCCGCCGTCGTATGAAAGACTGATGACCTTCGCCTTGTTCATTTTAGCAACGTCATATAACTTCCACTTTGTTTTGTAGACAAGGTCATGAACCTTACCGTCGCATGTAGTGAAGTTGTTAATTACCTTGTGAATATCGCCAACCCAAAAAAAGTCAAAATATCTATTTTCCTGAATGTGGGTAGGACCACGTAAACACGACGAGATGAATCGCGTAGGAGGCTCATCTATTCCGTAACACCCAAAGAGACGAAACACCTGACAATTGGGTACAAGACGGGCTAGCTTTTCACATACAGCCTTTGAAAAACCATAGGGTGTGTCCGGTGCGTGAAGTGCAGCCCCACTAGAAAACCATACGAGACGCTTGAACTTGTCGGCATGTCGTGCAACGTTTTCAAACATTTTTACATTTTTATAAAACACATCAGATTCATCTACTTTGAGACGGCTACCACCAACCGCGGCGCAATGAATGACGACTTCAAATGAATTTAAATTGAAAAATTGGTCAACTGCTTCAGTGTTCACTAAATCAAGATCTTTACGACCGAAACCTCGTGCACCAAGATCCTTCACGAGGTTTCTGCCTATAAACCCATCAGCTCCTAGAACGCAGATGGACATGTGATTATATAGTTATTTATTACTTTATTTTGCACGCTTATTTTAGACTATAATTTCCTAGCACATCATTAGAATGTTGGCAAAAGTAGCATCTTGGGTGTCCATGGTATGGGTAAGGTGCCCTTTGTCAAGATATGGTCGTGAAGTTATTCTAAGAATTTTATTTGAAAATCCACTTGAATTGCGATTAGCTGTGTTAAATTATCAAATAAAACAGATAATGCTAAAATACATATGAAGGCGGCTCTCATTACAGGAGTCACAGGACAGGACGGGTCCTATCTAGCAGAGTTTCTACTGTCCAAGGAGTACGATGTTTATGGAATAGCTCGGTACTGCTCGGAGAAAAAGCATGAACGCATTGAGCACCTCAAGCCCAACCCCAGGTTCCATCTCGTGGAAGGGGACCTCACAGACACTGCTCGTATAAATGCAATTATAAGTTCTTTTATGGACAAATATGACGTCACCGAGGTGTACAACCTAGGTGCACAGTCTCACGTAAAGATTTCTTTTGACCAACCAGAGTTCACTGCAAACGTAGATGCTCTAGGGACGCTTCGCATTCTTGAGGCGATCCGACAGACTAAATTTACTTCTAAATTCAAGTTTTACCAGGCTGGCACGAGTGAAATGTTTGGCAAAATTCAGGAGGCGACTCAAAGTGAGACGACACCATTTTACCCAAGGAGTCCATACGGCGTCTCAAAGCTCTTTGGGTACTGGATGACCAAAAACTACAGAGAGTCCTACGGCATGTTTGCCTGTACAGGCATCTTATTCAACCACGAGTCCGAACGCCGCGGTGCCGAGTTCGTGACCAGAAAAATCACTCTCGGTTTGGATGAATGGAGACGCACGGGCAAGCCCATAGAGCTTGGAAACCTGGAAGCCAAGCGCGACTGGGGGCATGCTGCAGATTATGTAGAGGCCATGTGGCTTATGATTCAGCAGGATATACCAGAGGACTTTGTCATTGGAACGGGTGAGACGCATTCAATCCGTGAATTCATTGAACTGGCCTGTGAGAAATTAGGAACTAAAATTCAATGGTCAGGTGAGGGTGTTGATGAGGTTGGCACTACGACAAGTGGAGACGTTATCGTCAAGGTCAACCCGGAATTCTATCGTCCAGCAGAGGTTGATGTTCTTATCGCTGATGCATCCAAGGCGCGCAAAGTGCTTGGGTGGGCACCCAAGGTTACGTTTCGTGAACTTGTTAAAAGAATGATCTATAGTGATTGTAATGCCAACTACTTGGCTCTTCGTCGGTCCCAGTCTTCTAGCGGGAATAGGGCAGGTGACGAATAGGTATGCTGAATTTTTGAGGAAAAATGGAATGGAGGCCGAGTACGTGGAGTTTGGACAGGCCCCTAAACAACCCAGATACGACAGGGGGTTTGCATTCGTACTACCTATTCAGGCCCAGTTGGATATAGTTGATCAATATGCTACTATGTGCAATGATATGATGTATATGACTATTTGTGAAACTGAGACTGTAAATCCTGTATATGGAATTTTGACAAAATATAAGACGCTCTATGTCGCGTCTGATTTCTGCAAGACTGTTTTTGAAAGACAATTCCCTCAAGTGACGTGGAAGGTCATGCGGCTCTTAGCCTACGAGAGCCCGCATAAGGCGCCGAAGGAAACCACGCCATACACATTTTACACAATCGGAAATATAGCCGACCCCCGCAAAAATATCCAAGGTCTCGTGAACGCTTTTCTAAGCTGCGGCTTCGGACAGGAAGCGCGCCTCGTACTCAAGGCGACGTGCATGCAGCCTATAGAGATCAAGTTGCCCGGAATAGTTGTCATAAACGGTCTACTGAGTGACGAGGACATAGATAAGATTCATAACAGTTGTCATTGTTACGTCAATTGCTCGCACTCCGAGGGTGTCGGAATGGGGGCCGTTGAGGCGGCTATGAGGTCCAAGCCCGTCATTATATCAGACTACGGGGGCCTCAAAGAGTATGTAGATACGCCATGGGTCGTGAAGTGCACGACGGGGCCTATTGGGTTTGACGATTTTCTATTCACAAAAGACCTTGAGTGGGGTCATCCTGACCAGAAAGATCTTGCCGATTGTCTCAAGAACTGCTTTGAAAAGCGCGTCGCGTTTTGGGACCACGCGCATACGAGCGAGCAAGTTAAACAATGCCTGCCGCATTTGCTGGAGGCTTGCCAGCATTGACGAGGTTCAGGTTCTTGACCATCTGTGCCCGCAGCATATTGAGGCCCTGAGTTGCGTTCTGCGCTGCGCGGGCAGTGGCCGCAGCTTCCGCAGCCTTGGATGCATTTTTTAACTTGTTTGCAATAGCCGGGAAGTTTAGTTTAATCATCTGGTTGGCGGCATTGGCGAATCCACGCGCCGCCTGACTGCTGCTCTGATTCATCTTTGCGAGGTTCTGGGACACATTCATACCAGCCTCGGCGTTAGCTTGCGCGACTGCCGCGGTGTTCAGTTTTTTCATGGCGTTATTCGTCTGCATGATAGCAGCATTGGTAGTGGCCATTAATAAATGGAAATATTAAAACTCTGTGCGCGCTGGGGAGCTCGGGCTTTCAGCACCCTGAGAATTTACCCAGTAAATGGACAGGTACGTCACGAGAGCGACGACTATTGACGACGCAAGCAGGAATCCCTTCTGGGAGTTGAGGAACAGGACCACATCATCCACGACCTGGATGCCAGTGGGCTTCTTTATAAGACGAGGGACGATATAGACTATGAGAAAGTTGACGGCAAGAGCTGCCCATATATAGTTCCAATTAAACTCCATTCTATCAAGTGCCTACATTTTTTCCGCCACCGAGTGCTTCTTGCAGAACTCGCCGCAAGTCGCCTTGAAGCCGCAGCGCCGGCCCTCTAGTGTCAGCGCCTTGCAGCGGAGCGCGTCGTGTAGGACCACCTTGCCCTTTTTCACAGTACCCTTGTTTACTACGGCCGTCTCCTGCATCTTAGGAGCGCCCGTGTACTCCTTGGTAGTGTGCCGCTTGGCCTCCAGCTCTTGGGCGTGCTCGCGCGAGCGCAGAAGGGTGTCGGCCAGCTTTTCAGGGTAAGGGTGGTTGCGCGCCACCGCGTCATTGTAGAACTGCTGCCATAGGGGTCCACCCTTGCCCTTGGGAGGGTGCGAGATATGCTTTGCGGCCGAGGCCGTGGGTGGGGTGACCCCTCTCACCCTCCCTTCCGCGGAGGTTGTGAGGGGTGCGCGCCACTGGCTGTAGGTCGGGCGGAGCTTGTTCAGATCCATGGTTGTTTTGGGGGTGTGGATCCAATGATCCACACCGACCCTATCCTGCACAGGACACGTTTTTTTTGTGCCCTTGAAGTAAGATGTCACCCCGGCGCCCTTCCGTATCTGGCCTGAACTTTAGCACGTGGAGGCGCTCCAATGCAGGTCGTGCCGTCCGCCACTACAAGAAGCGTACGAGCCCCTCTTCAGGCAGCCACAAGTCGCCGAAGACCTCGGCGTCCCTCATGCGCCTCCGCAATCGGGGGATGCGTACCGTGGCCACCCTCAAGAATTACAACGCCGCCGTCTTACGGCGCAATCACGCCCGTGTCAAGAAGATGCTCAAAGAGATCGCCAACTACGAGGCCCGTCGGACGCACAAGCTCGTGCGTCAGCCAAATGGCTCTTTTTCGCTTGCGAGACGCACTTAAAAATTGCCGCCTAATATTATCTAATGCAGATCTTCGTGAAGACCCTGACTGGTAAGACCATCACGCTAGAGGTTGATTCTAGTGACTCCATCGCTAATTTGAAGGCTAAAATCTCCGATAAGGAAGGCATCCCACCGGACCAGCAGCGCCTAATTTTCGCTGGAAAGCAACTGGAGGATGACAGGACACTTGCAGACTACAACGTGTCTAAGGAGGCGACTTTACATTTGGTACTGAGACTCAGGGGAGGAACGCTTGTGAGTTAAAAAATAATATAGTGTCTTATTAAATGGTATACAGAGGGAGAATTTATAGAATTGACAACCTTGAAAACTCCAATTTTTACATAGGGCAAACTCGTATGACTTTATCAAAAAGGTTCACTGATCATAAATCCGAAGCCAGGCGGGGCAAGGTCAGAGTAACTTTATATAACGCCATACGAAAATATGGAAATGATATGTTTACAATTGAAGATGTGGAAATTATTCAAGCCTTGACGAAAGAGGAACTTGTGCGACTTCTGAATGACCGCGAGATATATTACATTTCAACACTCAAGCCACCTTACAACGAAGCGCCAGGAGGGCTCGGTCATACAGGAGTTCAATGGACGGCGGAACGACGTGAAAACTTCAAGCGACTTATGAGCGGTGAAAACAACCCCAACTACGGAAAACCATTATCAGACGAGACCAAAGAAAAACTAAGAGCATCTTTGAAAGGCCGTGTAATATCCGAAGAAACGCGTAAGAAAACAAGTCTTACTATGAGAGGCGTTCCTAAAAGTGATGAAACGAGAAGAAAGATGGCGGAAGCTCAAAAAGGCCATAAAATGCCAAAAGGAAAGGACTCAAATAAGGCTGTACCTATTCACCAGTTTGGTAAGGATGGTATTTTTATGAAAGAATTTGGATCTATAGCAGATGCAGCAAACGAACTGGGGTGTCAAAGGTCAGGCATATGTTTCTGTTTAAAAGGGCGTATAAAAACATCAGGGGGTTTTGTGTGGAAATACGCCTGAACTAATTTCACTGTAAATATAAATGTCTTTCACCATCCAGGACCCCGAGTCGGGTCTTTTCTGGACGTCTGGTATTTTTGGCCGCGTCCAGCTGGGCACCACCCCTAACGTTTACACTCTTGAGGGCTCCTACATCAAGAA